CCTTTTACATAATGATAAAGGTTCTGATATTCTCTGCGAAGAGAAGTCCTACCACGAGCATTCAAATCTTGTCCCGTAGCAGATTCCCCACCACTTGCTTCTCTAGAAAGATTCTCAGAAAGAGTTCCAGAATAAACATTCTGTTCATTTACATCACCATAAGGAACATCTCCTTCTGGAAGAAGAGAAATTACACTTTCATCAAAATTCCAAATAAAGACCGTTTTCAATGAGTCATGCTCATAAGTCTTAAGAACTTCAACTTTTTTTGCGTTGCTCCTTTGTTTAGATGCAAGCTCTAAAACCTCATAAACAAAAGGATTGGTTGGAAGAGTTTCGATTGGTTTTTCAGTCGTCGTCTTCTTCGTCTTCGTCGTAGTCATAATCGTAGTCGCCATTTTCAAATCGTACAGATACTATTTCGTCAGGTATCACCTGCCCATTTTCATCAAAGAACTCTGGATGTAAATATGGAGGTCTTGACTCTAACAAATGCCTATAGGTTAACCAACCTATTATACCTCCTGTCATAAAAAAGAGCAACGTGAACATTACAGTGAATGTAATTACATATGCTGTTTCCATTTGCCTTCTCCAGAGAGTTTATTTTTTTCTAACATCAAAGTGAAATTCTATAAAGAAGTGAAACTCTCTGCGGAAGAGAGAAATCATCTTACCAAACTTCACTTGAAAAGTCTTTGGTCTTTCTGATTTTCTCCTCCTATTCCTAAGTAATAACTCAACACCTCGATTAATCTGAGGTTCTGATTTATTTAGTTTGCTTCTTCCGCCTTCCAGGTCGTTTGTCATGATTATATTTCCTGGCATCTTCAAGAATGCCATAAAGATAATTTCTTATTTTTCTTGCTTCTGGTTTTGGAATATGACCATAACCCTCACGAAGTTGTTTATGAACATTATCAGAACCACCCTCAAGATATTCATCCAAATCCATTACCAGATTGCTGATTTCATTAGCTGTGGAACTTTCAATAAATTGCTCAACCTCTACTTTTTTTGCTCCACGAACTTTTAGATAATCATAAAATTTTAAAACAAATTGACCACGAAAGGCATAATCAATTGCCTTCTCTACATCACCATAAACTTCGTGCAGTGTGTTTTCCATTAAACCAAATTCTGCTCCTTCAGATACTGTACTGTATCAGTACAACCACCAATGTATTGATCATCTACAATCACTTGAGGAAAGGTAGATCCCTCCCCAAATTCCGCATAAAATTCTTCTCTTGTGAAATCAGCATTCAATTTATATACAACATGTTGTAGTTGTGCTAACTCTAGCACTTGCTGAACCTTTGTGCAATATGGGCAACCGTCTTTCGAATAAACTGTAAACTTCATTTATCTTCTGATTTTTGTGAAATATTTATTGACTTAGTATTATATGATGTTTCGGGTTTTATGTAAAGATTTGGCCAAGTATCCCGAATTATTTCTGCCAATTTGTGGGGAGTTGTTGAAGATATCATAAGTCTTGTAAAATAGACATAAAGAACATAAAGAAACCGAATGCTATGAAAAATATAAGAATACTATTCATAAAAAAAGAGACCCTAAGGTCTCCTTATTATACTATAAATTGAATGTTATATCAACCGATTGCAGGTGCAGTTAGAGCAACAGGAGTTGACTCAGCAGCGGCAAGGTCAAGAGGGACGTTGTGAGCATTGCGCTCGTGCATCACTTCCATACCAAGACCAGCACGGTTGAGAACATCAGCCCAGGTATTGATTACCTTGCCCTGACTATCAACGATAGACTGGTTGAAGTTGAAACCGTTGAGGTTGAATGCCATGGTGCTAACACCAAGAGCAGTAAACCAGATCCCAACCACAGGCCAAGCAGCAAGGAAGAAGTGAAGTGAACGAGAGTTGTTGAACGAAGCGTATTGGAAGATCAGACGACCAAAATAACCGTGAGCAGCAACAATGTTATAAGTCTCTTCTTCTTGTCCGAACTTATATCCATAGTTCTGTGATTCGTTCTCAGTGGTTTCACGAACCAGCGAGGAAGTAACCAGAGAACCGTGCATAGCACTGAACAGAGAACCACCGAAAACACCAGCAACTCCAAGCATGTGGAAGGGGTGCATCAGGATGTTGTGCTCAGCCTGGAACACCAGCATGTAGTTGAAGGTGCCGGAGATGCCGAGGGGCATGGCGTCCGAGAAGGAGCCCTGACCGAAGGGATACACCAGGAACACAGCGGAAGCAGCAGCCACAGGTGCGCTGTAAGCAACGCAGATCCAGGGGCGCATGCCGAGGCGGTAGGACAGTTCCCACTCACGACCCATGTAGGCGTAGATGCCGATGAGGAAGTGGAAAACCACCAGCTGGAAAGGACCGCCGTTGTACAGCCACTCGTCGAGGCTGGCGGCTTCCCAGATGGGATAGAAGTGCAGTCCAATTGCGTTGGACGAAGGAATAACAGCACCAGAGATGATGTTGTTTCCGTACATGAGTGAACCAGCAACGGGTTCACGGATACCATCAATGTCCACAGGGGGAGCACCGATGAATGCGATGATGAAACAAGTCGTAGCAGCAAGTAGGCAAGGAATCATGAGGACTCCGAACCAACCGACATAAAGACGATTATCAGTTGAAGTAACCCAGTTGCAGAATTGTTCCCAAGTATTCGATTGTGATTTTTGACGTGAAAGTGTAGCAGTCATTTTGATTAAAAGGATAGTAAGACCATCAGGGAAATGGTGGAGATACTATGCTCCCCGCACCCTTAGCGGGGATATGAGAGACGTAATTTATACACCCTAGAGGTCTCGGTTTGCGGGGTGTTTAACAATGTTACAAATCTTAGAGATCCATCACATTTGTTTACCTATTTATCATACTACGGTTTGCCGCTCCCGTCAAGACCCTCAAACGGAAACATCATACTAAATAAGAATAGTGTTTATCACATAAAGAAAATGAAAAGACTTCTATTAGCCTTTTCGTTATTCTTCGCAATCCCAGTTAATGCTGCTGAAATTACATCAAGAATTACTGATTCCGTTCAATTGAAAGTTGATGGTGCTGCTGTTCAATCGACTCGAATCGGTGCTTCGTATTCCGCTTCAGGAACCAATATACAATCTACATCTTTTGGTGGTGTAGGTGGTGCTGGAACCTACGATATCAATACCCCAGGTCAAGCATTTACTTTCTCTGAAAGTTTCAATGCTGCTGATACTCCTGTAACAAATCAAACAGTTACGAATGGTGTTATTGGAACTCCAAATCTTTATGGAGATAGTGTAACTCAAGTTGGTGGAGAAAAAGGATCTCTCGCAGGAACTCTTTCCCCAACTGGTGTTCCTACTGTAACTGCTGGTGGTGCTGGAACTTCTGCCACTGCTCAAAGATCAATTGAATTGAGCGTATTCAAATGAAACATATCCTAGCAGGGTTGTTCCTGCTAGGGTTTTCTTGTCCTGCCCTAGCTGAAAGTGTTGTGCCTAATTTTACTAGAGGCACAATAAACGCAACCACAGAATCAACTACAAAAATAGTAGAAACAATTCGTCAAGTTGAATATACAACTGGTGAATCGTATACTGTAACTGGAACTAACATCAACATTCCCAGTACACCTCAGCGTGGTGCTGGTTATTCTATAATGACTCCTGGTGCGCCATTCCAGTTCAGCGAAACCTATCTCGGACCTGGAGTGGCAAAAGAAACATGGATAGATCGCACCACAGAAACTCAATCAAAAACTACATCAATGTCTGTCTTTACGCAATAATTACCAGTGGCACGGCATTTGCTCAATCTGCTCCTAGTAATACTAATATTGCTGGTCCTTCTGCTTCCGCTACAGGCAATGTTACTAATCAAGCTGTTCAAGTATTACAAGGACCATACGCAGTTAATACTTACGGATCAGGAGTTAGTTGTCAAGGACCAACATTTTCAATAGCACCTTTTGTGATTGGAAATGGAAATGCAAGTCAAGATCCAGAGCAATTTAATTCCTATTCTGGAAATGCTGGCGTATCAATGGGATTTAATGTTCCTCTAGATGGATCACTACAAGAACTTTGCAAATCAAGAGTAAGAGTTGAAATTTCAAGACAGCAAGCAGAAGCAGATAAAGCACGATTAGACTTCGAACTTGTAAGATTACTGAAATGTGGTGAAGCAAAAAAAGCAGGTATTGATTTCTTCCCAACAAGTCCATACTATAAAATCTGTGCGGACATTAATGTAGTAGTTCCACAACAAACTATTACATATAACGATGATATGGGTGATATGTATAAAGAAATGTCCAAGAAATCTAATGGAACCAATCAATCCAATTAATGCTAATCAAATAAGGATAATCGGAAATAATCCGATTAGTGTTCCAAATACAAACATTAGTCGGATTCCTCCATCTATCATTCCAAGCATAGATAAACCAGTTCTTCAGGAAGTAAATGCTT